CATAGTCGCCGCGATCAGGTTATTCTGATCCTTCTTGCTAGCACAGATCGTGTGGTGCGGATCTTCAATCGAGCGGTTGGCCCCGCCTTGCTGCGCATAGGTCAGCACTGGCGCGATAATCGCGGAATGACCACCGCCGGCAAGAACGGTTGGGTGTGGTGCGTCGGTAGCGCTGTCGCGGCGTGCAGTGCCTTTCAGGCTCATCAGGTTTGGGGCGCACAGGGTCAGCCCTGCGCCGCCCGCTGTGACCGTGTGTGCGGGTTTGTCCGCGTCCTGCCAAGGCTTCTGGCTGTTACGCATGGTGGCGAGGAACGGGGTCAGGAGGCCAATAGGTGCTGCGCCACCAGGGCGTTTGAGGAAGCTGTTTGCGGTGATGGTTGCGAGGGGTTTGTTGATCTGGTGTCCAGTTGATCCACTCGCAAATCGTTGGATGCTGGGCACGATCACAGCCTTCTCGCCGCGGTTGGCCCCCGTGATTGTCTTGAACGGCTCCGCAATGTCCTCGACGCGCCCGCCGTGCGTCAGGTTCACCAGAAAGGGCCGATCTGCTTGCAGTACATAGCGGTGCAGGCCACGCGCCACGCGGGCAAGCGTGTTGTCAGCGAGGGGGCGCACGGCGCGAAGACCGTACTTTTCCTTGATCTCTTCCTTGCTGTCAAAGATCGAGGGACAGGAAATCGACCAGTCGATGCATTCCGCCGCGGTGCGCCATGGTTTTAGCTTGCCGGATTTCACGGCATCGGATGCGGGGTCGCTATGCGTCGGCTCGGGCCAGACAATCGGCTGACCGTCAAAGCGGATGATGACAAACAAGCGCCTGCGGATCGTCGGGGCGCCATAGTCGCAGGCGCGCAGCTCGCGCCGTTCGATCTTGCCGCCCAACTTCCGGATCTTCTTGCACCATTTGTTGAAGGTGTCGCCCTTGCGGTCCGGGCAGGGCATCAAACCCCTGTCGGTCTCGATCAGAGGCCCCCAGCCCGCGAACTCCTCGACGTTCTCCATCATCACAACATCGACCTTGCCGCCGCTTTTCTGGATACGCTCGATCCAGCCGGGAATGATCCATGCGAGATCGCGGATGTTGCGGGCGACGGGCTTGCCGCCCTTGGCTTTCGAGAAATGCTTGCAATCCGGGCTGAACCACATCAGGCCGATGTGCTTGCCGTTCAGGTGGTCGAGCGGATCGATGCGATAGACGTTCTCCGACAGATGCAGGGTATCCGGATGATTGGCCGCATGTAGAGCCAGCGCCGCCGGATCGTGGTTGATCGCAATGTCGGGGCTGCGGCCAAGCGCTTGTTCGATGCCGGTGCTAGCCCCGCCGCCGCCGGCGAAACTGTCCACGATCAAAGGGCGGTCATAAACGCGTGTGGCGTTCAAGAAATCCATGGCGAGTTGAGCATTCATGCGGCTGTCTTCTCTCGTCTGTTCTCGCCAAGTGCAGCACTCAGCGTGCGGCGCTGGGCAGGTATCCATTCTCGGCGAAAGCTGCCCGGGGCGCGTCTATGTGCGTGAGTGGCGGTAATCGCCCCGGGCGCTGCGGCCAAAGCCACAGGGTGTGTGAAAGGGACGGGGAGCGGGAACTCCCCGTCAGCTGGTCGGAGGCAGGTTTCAGGCCTCGACGGGGATCTTGTTCGGTGCAGGGCATTGCCCGTTATAGGGACATTCAGGCCGCCCATCGCTTGCACGCTTGGCGGTCTGATCGGTCGCCTGTTTGATCCAATTGGCAAACGCCTCTGTCCGCGTTGTTGCAGTGGCGCGGATGCCGTGCAGCTCAACAAGCCAAAGCATTTCCTCATAAACCCAAGGATCACGGTCAGGTCGCCAGATATTGCCGCCTAAATCGAGAAAGAGGCGGGCGCGGTTGAGTAGAGGCGTTGCGTTGAGCGTCTGAGCGGCGGTGTAAGGTGTCATGCTGTCTCTCGGGAAAATGCGCGGGCGGCGTGCAATTTGGAGGATTGAACCGCCCGCGCCCGATCCGCACCGCAAGACGGGTGCGAAACCTCTGGAATGCGCGGCAAGGCCAATCCTCAAATCCTTGCCGCGTGGTGTTCATGTTGGGGCGGGTGGAGCCCGTGGGGGTTGCCCGATATGCGCAGCGCAGGTCGCGAAGAACGGAGGGGCGTTTCGGGAGCGCCGGGCGTTACGCCGCATGGCGTCGATGCGGCTGGATACCCTGTTCGTCCATGATAGCGCGGACCTTTTGGCCGACACGATCCAGAACCATATCGGTCGGTTCGGGTGTGGGGGCTGGGCGCTCAATCAGATATTGAGGGCGCAGTCGCGCAGGGTTGAAGCCGTGGCCGCGCGCGGCTTTCATCGTGGCCCATGCAGATGTGAAGAGGTGGATTTCGTCGAGGTGATCTTCGGGGGAGCCGGCGATCTGCCGGGCAGTTTGAGTAATGTCTTGCATTCAATCCTCCATCGGTTGATGAAGTGACTGTAGTGGGGTAAAATTACCCCGTCAAGGTGCTCGGGGTAAAAAAACCCCATTTGGTGCTTGCAGTGTTATCAAAGGCTGGGAAGGGCTGTCCCCAGCCCAGATCTGCCATCGCCCTGCGCCACGCCTTCTTGGCATCAGCTGTCCTTCTGTCTACTGTGCGTTTGATGTGAACCCGAGTTCATCATCGTGAGAATTCTTCAACTAATTTCTAAAGAAACCATGCCCCAAAAATTAACGTTTCAAAGCCGCTATTTATCCATTCAATCGCTAGAAAGTGTTGAGTTGCCAGACTTTGCGCTCGTTACCGGCGTTAATGGCTCTGGGAAAAGCCATCTGTTAATGGCTATCAGATCAGCTTCAGTCAAAAGCGATGCGGTCTCGCAAACCAGTGAAGTATCTATTTTCACGTGGGATACTCTTGTCCCTAAGGATCAGAATGAGGCGAAGCCAGGAGATTTGAGCGAGATCGGAACATTGATCAATCAGCAACTAAAAAACAATGCAAATTCAGGCAATGCTCGAATCGTAGAGATCTCTAATATTGACGGCGGAGAGCAGTCTGTAACCTGCGCCCAATTGGTTGAAATTGCAAGAAAAGACAACGGCGAAAATAGAGAGAATATAGTTTCGGCAATAAAGCGCATAATGAAACCAAATATATCAGGTAGGGATTCGGCAGAAAAAAATCAACGTGCGCTTCTATACATAAACTCTCTTGATCCGGGTGCCATCCTTAAGCAGGCGAGTGCGCTACTTGGTGAGGACAACACGGCACGACACAATGCCATGCTGGCCCTTGATATGGTGACTCCGAAAGGGTTTGAGCAAGAGCTAAACCGAGTATTCCAGAGATACCGAGATCTTGAGAACGGCAACACCATCGCTAAAGCACGTGATCTTCCCGATCGTATAATCGAAATTGAAGAACCTGCTCCTTGGGATTTCTTGAATGAGCTGTTTGAGAAGGGAAACATTGCGTTCAGGGTCAGTCCGCCTGACTACGTCGCGGTTAACTCAAGCGTTCGCGTAACGCTCAAAAAGAACGGCACCGATGCCGAGATCGGCTTTAGTAATCTATCTTCCGGTGAACGTATCTTCATTTCCTTTGCCATAGCTCTATACAATACGGAAGGCGCTAAAACGAAGGCGGTATTTCCGAAACTTCTGCTCTTGGATGAGATTGATGCAACGCTCCATCCTAGTATGGTCAAGTATGTTCTTAGGGTCATTAAAGAAACGCTGGTTGCCAAGCTTGGCATCAAGGTCATTTTGACAACTCATTCACCGACGACTGTGGCGCTCGTTGACGATGCAGAAGTTTATGAGATGGACAACCAGGCAGGTCGGCTGAAGCGAGTGGGCAGGTCGAGGGCGTTAAGCCTGCTTACCGAAGCGATCCCGACTCTTGCAATCGACTATGATGCACGGGTTTTAGTCGTGACCGAGGACGAGAGCGACGCAAAGCTCTGGAATGAACTTTACACAGGACTTAGAGGTCACCTTTCCTCAGAGAAGTCGTTATCCTTTATGGGGTCCGGGGTGAAGACTGAAAAAGGTAAAACGACCGGTGGAGGCTGCGCACGGGTTCGAGCCATAACCAAAAGTATGACCAATTCAGGGATGAGCCGTGTCGTGGGCCTGGTAGATTGGGATGCCAAAAATACAAGTATTCAAGGCGACTGTGTTCACGTTCTATGCGAAGGTGAGCGCTATGCCATCGAAAACCTTCTCCTAGATCCGGTGCTGTGTATCTTTCTGATGTGTAAGCTGCATTCAGACAAGGCCGTTAGAGATGGCTTCATGAAGGAAAGTGAGGGTTTTCGATCGTTGGATAGATGGAGTGAAGCGGAATGGCAGAGCAAGGTTAGCATATTTTGTGCTAAGGTGCTGCCGGATGATGACTTGTCGTCTGTCGTAAACATACTGTACAGCAACGGTTCAACTCTCAACATCCCTAAAGCCTATTTGCGCCATCAAGGGCATCCCTTGGAAAAGAAAGTGGTCGCGGCCTATCCATGTTTTAAAGCACATAGCGGTAGTGGGAAGCTGCTAATCGAGATTGCCAGACTTATTACTGTCAAAGATGTAGGAGGCTGGTATCCCGAAAGTATCACTAAAACCATGAAAGACCTGGTATCATTGGTCACGCCGGATAATGTCACAAACATGGCGTAAGCTGGCCTTGTGACATTGTAGTTTTCTAAATTGGAGCCCTGAATTACCTTTGCAGTGAAATCAAAATGACCACCGCGAAATATGGTGGTGGCTTTTTAGAATCAAAGTGAACCAATATACTGAGGTCCTGGCCGGAGTCTGATTTGGCGGGTGAAGTTGGTCCATGAAAATTCGTCCGTCGACATTAAGAGGTAGAGTTTCCAAACCGCGCCAACGGCGCTCAAAGCTGCCGCTCTTGGTTGTCAGTGCTGCGGCAGCGGCGAAAGTCCAGAATGTCTGCCCGCTGATATTCGAAGGTGGTCGGCGGCTGCACCTGCGGCGAGGGTCAGCTATTCTTATGGCGCCTGCGGCCTGGATCGCCCGCAAAGTCGCAAGATTTGTCGGCTTTGCAAAGGTCACTTTCTGCGCATAGCTGCCAATCAGCTCTATCTGAGCGTGATGCATGAGGTGACGTATTAGGCCTTTTTGGCCAAGTCGGCTGGCCAGTGGAGCTGGACCCGAGCAGCCCATTTCAGGCGTGTATTCCATATATTGTTCGCGCCGGGATTCAGTGAAATAAGATGGAATAGGCCGGGCTCATCCCCCGCCTTGACTTGTTTGACCCACCCCATTCCATCCTCGTCTTCGCAGACACAGCGATGTCCGATGATGTCAGATGGAACGCTGTCGTGGCCGTTTCGGCTGTAAAACAACAAGTCCCTATCAGAATATACGGGCTCCATACTGTCTCCTTGAACCTCAACCGCTACGATTCCGTGTGGCGACAGGCCCGGAGGGCATTCCACTTGCGGGCCGCCGCCTTTCGGGTAGGCATCGAAGACGGGAACCCGAGCGCCCGCGCCAACCGTACCTGCGATGGCGATAGTCGGGCGAACAGATGGTGAGGTATTTCCGTCTAAGAAGCTCTCGAGACTGGTCCCGAAAGATGCAGCTATACGGATGGCATCGTCGACGTTGGTCGACTTACTCTTGCCCTGCGAAAGGTTCTTGAGTTGCTCATAGGAAACACCTGCGTCCAGAGCGACCTGTCGCATAGATTTGCCGGTGGTTTTGATAGCCGCGAGAAATGCGTCCCTAAACGTCTGTTGCATGAGGGGTAAATTACCCCATCGTTGAGCGTTGCGCATGGCGTAAAATGACCCTTGACCAATGGGGTAAATAAACCCCATTAAGGGGCATGGAACAGTTTCTCGAAGAGATCACAGCCTATGCGGCTGCTGTCGGCCGAAGCCCGCAGCACATCTTGCGCCAAGCCATCGGAGCCAATTGGCGCCAGTGGAAAGCGTGGAAGGCGGGGCGGTCCAGCCCGACGTTGCACACCGTGGACAAGATCCGCCGCTACATGGCCGATAATCCCGCACCTGCGGACGCACCAGAGGTGGCCGCATGAGCCGCCCGCGTCTAACCCTGATTGTGAACAATGATGTGCCATGCGGTGATGATGCGCGTGGCGCTGGGAAAAAGTCTTGGTCAAATCAGTTTGACCCGCACGCCCTAAAGGTCAGCGCGCCTGACCTATGGTCGATGTACTTTCGCACCCGGTTCCACAGCCCGCGCGAGGTGGCATTGTTCTGTGACGTGTCGTTTCAGACCGCGTTGAACTGGTGGGGCGCCGTCACAGCCCCAACCAGCCATATCGCGTTGCTCGTCATGCTGACCGATCCAGGTGCACCGGAATTTTTCTGGCAGGCGCTGGAGGTGGCGGCATGAGTGGGCTGCGAGTTAGGCACGTGGTTACTTGGCGCGGAACTTGCGCGCCGTTCCCGCGCGATGGTCAACAGCGACTGGTGCTCGATAGCGCCGACGGTTCAATCGTCGAGCTGACAATGTCGGCTGAAACCGTAGAGCAGGTGATCGAGACGCTGCGGGCGTTTCAAAATGAGCGGCGCCTTGCAGAGACTGACCAGTCCTCAAAGTCATCGGAAATACTGCACTCCGAAGGATCAAGGACGCCCGGCCAATCGCAGCTGCCCCCAACCAATTCCTCTAAGGCGATCTGGGGTGACGAATAATGCCCCAAGAGTTCATCATCAAAGTAGGCGCAGAACTTACCTCGTTGAAGAATGATCGACCATCTGCCGTGGCGGGTGGTGTAGTGAGCGAAGTACGCTTGCCAGTTCAAAATGCGCTCCTTGCTTGTTCTGGAAGTAAGGGGTGTAGCGGGTCGTGCGTGCGAGGTGCGGCCCGCATCAATAGACTATCGGATAGATTGCATCTGTCGATGGTCAGATTTCATCCTGCTGTCTCCTATCTGGTTGGCGGGATGAATGCGCGCGGTGGGGTTGCCGCCCCGCCGCGCATCCCACGATTGCACGAACCCCAAGCATCCGGCGATTCGTTTGCCTGCGCCTCTGGCGGTTTTTCCATCAATTGCAAACACGCGCCGGGATACTTCCCCGCTGAACATCACGGGACAGCGGAACACCAAGAACGTGCTGACGTCAGGACCCGGCGCGGCCTGAGGGTCAATTGGAGCCTGACAAGCACGTTCACCGGGGCGTGGGCGGGCGCCAGAGGCGGGCCACCCCGTCACCGTCAGTTCCCTAAAGCAGTTCGAAACACCGTGAGCCTGAAAACCCGGCTCCCGGTGCCCGGACACCCATTGCGCTATCAGACCGCACGACCAGCACAGCAGCAAAGAGAGCCAGGACAGGGGGGCACCGTGAGCCGGGTTTTCAGGCTCACGGTCGCCGGTCCCGTCAACCGTCAATCAGCAGGAGTGTGCTATGAGCCATAAGGCGACAAACTGGCTGGCAGATATTCCCCCCAAGGCGCTCACGAACGCTGAGTTCCGGATCCTGTTCGTGCTGTGCGATTGTCACAACCCGTCTGCGGGCTGTTTCCCGAAGCAAAGTTACATCATGGCGAAGACTGGACGAGGCAACAGTTCAGTGAACGACGCGTTGGCAGGCCTAGAGGCAAAGGGCTTCATTCGACGCGAACAGCGGACCAATCCGAAGACCGGCAAGCGCGAAGCGACCCTCTACATTTTGGGTTTTGAAATGGATGGCCCGCTAAATCCAACTCCAAATAGTGGAGACGGTAACGACGGGCCAAAGCCGGAACAAAACGGCTCGCCAACTCCAAATAGTGGAGATGGGTCCATCTCCGGTTTTTCGCCTGATCCATCTCCGGTTTTTGGGCCAAACCATCTCCGGAAAACCGGAGTTGTATATAAGGAAGAACCAGTAAAGGAACCAGTAAAGGAACCTTGCGCGGCTGAACCCGCGCCCACGCTGGATGATTGTTCCGATGATTTGTTGAGAGAGTTCGAGCGCGTGTTTCCCAAGCTGGGGACAGCGCAGGCAACTCGCAATGCGATCCGCAAGACCTTGGCCACCGGTGCCACATCTGACCAGATCCTTGACGCTGCTCGCGCCTATGCCGCCGAGCAGCAGGGCAATGATCCGAAATACATCCGGCGCAGCGAACGCTTTTTCGCAGATGAATTCTGGCTGGCATACATCCCAGCCCAGAAACCTACGCCCAGCGCTGAGGCGGCAGCGTTCGCCGAGCAGTGGGGCAGGACGATCCGTGAGGTTGGCAAGGCTGGATCCGGGCATTTCATGTTCGGCAAGATCAGCCGCGATACGGTCACCAAGTGTCTCGCCGCCCGTGCCGTGACCGCCGAGGACTGTCGTCGCGCTGGGCTTGGGATCTCCGATGCAGACGCACGGGCAATGCTCGAGGTGGCGCAATGAGCGTGCACGCTGATCCTGCCGCACACGGGCACCGTTTCGGCGCTGTGGTTGTCACGGTCGACATGCAGGCCGGTGATTGTGTGATCCGTGCCCCGCAGCCCTGCAAAGGCCCGGTGTCAGTCGTTGAGCGCAAGGCACGGTTCAACACGCTCGATGAGATCTATGCGGCCCATCGAACGCAGAACTGGTTGAGCCGGAAACCACAACAACACCCACATGCCGGAGATATGGCAAGCGCGCTCAAGTTCGCCGGTCAGCTCCTGAATGCAGAACAGGAAAGGAAGCGCCGTGCTTGACGTATACAAGGAACTACAAAAGACCCCGGTTGATTTCGCGCTCCTGGCAAAAGCGGCTCAGATCCTCATAGATGACCAAAAGGCGAGCACGACACATGTGCAGCGGTCCCTCGCCATAGGGTACAACAAAGCATCCCGCCTGATAGAGGCGCTCGAGGCGCTGGGCGTGGTGACCGCATCTGATCACGTCGGACGTCGTGAGATCGTCGCCACCGAGGTGCCGGCGCGTTTGTTCGCAATGGCTGCTGACCAGGTTGCAGGGCAGAAGGCCACCCACATGCGGGAGACCGCCGAGGACCGCACCGTCAGGGAGAATGCCGAGGATAACGCCTATCGGGCCAATGCGACTGAGCTGCGCCAATTCGTCGAACGGTTCGAGCGCCTGGACGAAGAGAAGAAGGCCATCGCCGAGCAACAGAAAGAGGTCATGGCAGAGGCCAAGGGGCGCGGATACGACGTCAAGGTCCTGCGCAAGCTGATCGCCCTGCGCAAGCGAGATGAAAACGATATCGCCGAGGAAGAGGCGGTACTCGATATGTACAAAGAATGCCTGGGCATGGGGTGACCATCATGACTGCGCAGCCCCTCAAGAACATCACCCGCGAAACGCTGGCACCGCTATGGGCTCGCGAGGATATTCCAACAGAACGTATCGCTCAGGCGCTGGGCGTGACCCGGCAGGCGATCAGCTCCAAGGCGCGCACACTTGGTCTGCCCAGCCGCGCGAAAGTGCGCAAACAGCTTTGTGACAACGAGACGTTTCGCCGGATGTGGCTCGCCGGGGTCAACTCGACAGAAATGGCGCAGCATTTCGGATACTCGCACCGCTCCGCGATTGGATCACGTGCCGGAGCCATGGGCTTGCCGCGCCGGTCGCGCAGTACCGACACGGGCAAAACAGGTGGTTGGGTTCAGACAATCTCGCTCGCGCAGTTCTTCGAGCAGGACCTTCGAGAGCGAATGGAGGCAGAGGCCAAGAAGAGAAAGGCACCGCAATGACGGAACGCATGACAGCAGAGGAATACAGGGACGCCCAACTCCCTTCGATAGGGGAAGATAAGCGCCGGGTGCGCGGCACCAAACGTACCACCACGGCAGACGGGATCACGCACGACAGCAAGACAGAGGCCCAACGCTGGCAGGAATTGACACTGCTCCAGGAGGCGGGCGAGATCTGCGGCCTGCGCCGCCAGGTCGATATCGGTCTGACCGGACGTGACGGCCCGATCATGACCGACAGCGGGGCAAAGCAGCGCGTCTATCGCGCAGACTTTGTCTATGTCGACAATCGCCTTGGTGTGACTGTGATCGAGGATCGCAAAGGCCATGAAACCGATGTGTTCAAACTCAAGAAAGCGATCTTGGCCGCACAGGGCATGGAGATCCTTGTCACGCGGGCAAAGGGTTGAGCTATGGGCGCTGTCGAGGATCTGAAACACGAAGTTGCGAACCTGCGCAAACTTCTCGATCAGGTGCAACGCGCTGGGAAGAGGAAACCCACCGCGTCACTCCCTGCGGTGTATCAGCCCGACTTGCCTGCTGTGGTCCGGTATCCTCTGGCAGAGTTTGCCGCTGGCCGGGGCCGCAACGTGCCCCTGCCTGAGAGCGTGCAGGAGATCGCCGATGTGATCGGGCGCCGCAATGCGGTGCGCCTGGTGGAAGGTACGCGGTCAACTGGCGCGCGGAAATGGCGTCGTCAGCTCTATGTCCCGGGAAGCATCCCCGAGGATCACCGGATCGCAACCATGATTGGGATCGAGGCAGCACTAAAGCTCAGCCACAGCCACGCAAACTGCATTCTCGAGTTGCCAAGCTGTCATGGGCTGCGCAAAGCGTACATGGCTGATCACGCGCTGCGTCAATGGGACGCCGGCGCGTCTGTCGCTGATATCGCGCAGGAAATGGGCGTCGAGATCAAGACGGCTCAGGCGCTGCTGGAGCAGGCGAATTATTGGCGCGCCCGGCTATTTTTTTGAGTTTTGCTCATCGTTAAGCTCCCGCTTGATCGGCCATGGAGGATACTGGATTCGCAACTCACCATCAGGCCCATCGCATACCTCTTGCCGCGACAACCAATCCGTGTTTTTTTTGTGAAGAGTAAAATTTTGGACGATAAATTTCGATGAATGACAACTCAGAACATATTGATCCGCTAGAGCATATTTGGGTCGGAGACATGCTCGAACGGAGAAAAGACGCAGAGACGATCCGTCAGTTCACGTTGGGGCATTTAGAGCTTCGAGATCGTGCCGGACAGGACCGTACCTACGTTCTGAACTTAAACGCTGACTGGGGTGCCGGAAAAACATTCTTTCTAGAGCGCTTTAAGAGGCATCTGGAGCATTTTGAGCACGTTGCAGTATACGTGAACGCGTGGGAAGATGACTACTCAGACGACCCATTTCTTACAGTTGTTGATGCAATGCAACGGGAACTTACTGCGAAACTGCTATCGCAAGAGATAACGGAACTCGAGGTAAGAAAAAAGATACACCCATTTTTCAAAGCGGCAAAGAAAGTTGCTGGCAACGCTATGTTAACGGGAGGGAAACATTTCTTAGCCAGATATTTCGGAAATGAAGCGATTGATCTCGTTGGCGGAATCATGAAATATGACGAGGGTTGGGAAGGTGACTCTGATCTCGATGAAGCTATCCAAAAAACAATCAAATTAGCGATCGATGCTACTGGCGCTGAGATCTTAAATAGTTACAAGATACAGCGCGAAGCACAACGTGATTTCAAGAAAGCGCTTGAAGAGATCTCGCAGGAGGTTTTGAGTTTAGATAATGTGAATGCTCCGATTTTTGTGTTGATTGACGAGCTTGATCGATGTAGACCAAGCTACGCGATTGAGCTGCTAGAGCGCGTGAAACACATATTTTCACTGAAAAACTTTGTGTTTATTCTCGGCACCGACACGGAGCAACTGGGTCATGCCGTTCGCGGTGTATATGGTCAGGGGTTCGACGGGCCACGGTACTTAAAGCGCTTCATTGATCGAACCTATACATTTCAACAGTCTAACACTCTCGATTTTGTGCAGCATAAACTGAATCGCTTGGGTCTTTCTGAAGAGCTATTCACGGTTCCTAAACCGTATTCGGTCTCTAGCTACATTTCTAATTTTCTTGATAACGCTGAATGCTCTTTGAGAGATATAGATCAGATATTAGAAATTGTTGAAACCTTCGTGGCTCTTTGGCCTTATGAAAATCTTAAAATTGATATGGTTACGCTATTGCATCGTGTTTATCTTCAACATCAAGATAAAAATGATGTTGATTTCGTGGGTGATCCCCTTGCAAAAAGGAAAATATCCTTCGTTAGGCACGGAGGGGGTGAGGACATAAAATTAGAATATCTAAGAGTTGTGCAGGAGGCAGGAGAATCTTATGAAATTAAATCTCATGAGGTAGATGGCTCGTGGAAGGAGTGGCTCTGGCTCAAGGTAGATAACGAAAATCAAGCTTACAGGAAACGAAATATGAATAGATCAAGAATAGTATCAACAAGACAGGAATACGAAGAGATGTTAAAGCAGGTTGTTGCATTACAACGCGACTGATCATTACGGTCAAGATGAGAAATTCGTTCGAGTGCTCACGAGCGCAATGGCTCTTGTATCCGAAAATACTCCCTTCGCATCTTTAGATAGGCAGTGATTGAAACTCCTGTAGGGTTTCTTCTTGGACCTCACTCTTTACGAACCTCTCTAGAAGGCAAATAACAGCGCACCTCACTGGTATAGTTTCGGGCGCAGCTCATACTCACCGAAGAACCGCCAGAGGAAGCCACAAACTAAATGCGCGACCTTGCCCCAAAACGGGCAGAGGATCGCGCGCATGTCGCTTATCGAACGCATTGAACAGGCATCAACCGGGCTTGCGGTGACTGCGATTACTGGCGCGGCGTTTGGTTGTGTGTGGCTGGTTTGCCGGATCTTCACCAATCAAAAGCAGATCGAAATAATGCAAAGGTCTCTGGAAGATCGCGACCGGTTGCGTGACGAAGACCGCAAGGCGCTGCCCGAAGTGGGGGGCGTGCCGCGCGGTGTCGCGAGGTTGGCTGAACTGGTGTTGCGTAATAGACTCGTTGAACGAGCAGCGTATTAACCAAACGTCAGGGTAGATCGCATTTGCTGTAAGCTGGACAAAAAAGGCAGACAGAATGGAATTGAAGATTGAAAACGATGAAGGTTTGGTTCTGTGGACCGGGTCGGGTGAATTAGTTCAAGTTCCTATGGACACAGTTGAGCGCGCCCAATGCAGAAAGGCCCTGTTGGACGCGCTCATTCTATTGGATCAAACCATCGTTAAACGGTGTACTTTCTCCACGGCAGCCGTGACGGATCAATGCGAGCCACAAAGTCCACAACATCTTTCCGATTGCCTCGCAATTTACGATTTCTCTCGCCCATCAAAACAACCAAAGAACAGCCAAGAGCCGCGGCTACGGCTTGTATCTGCTGATCCGCAGTAGAGGGGTTGTTGAGAACATGATCCTTCATTATGGCAACTGCAAACGTGACGTTCTGCTCCCGAACCAGAGCTGCATGAAGCTGAACCATTAAAGAAACCCTCCCAGTGCATTCTGAGCATTCGCAGAAGGATTCAACCCATGCCGAAGATCAGTTTCAATGCGCAAGCGCTCGGCATCGCCAGCCACGCAAAGCGCAGCGATGTGGGTCATTCCCAAGCGAGAAGCCCGGGCATAGCCGTCGTGAGATCTGATCTCAGTATTCAGTCTTTGTTTGAAGGACTGGGTTTCTCCAACGTAGAGAGCTTCCCAGGTCTCGAAGGCGACTTGCCTACAGAAGATGTAGACCCCTGATACTGAGTTGAATTGCGTCCCAACAGGATGAGTTTCGAAAGTGTACGATTGTCCGCTCGCACCGCGCCAAGTTATGTCAAAAGCCATGTTCGGCCCTTTCTGCTAGGCCGTCAGACGACTTGACTTGGTGGAATCTGTGTGGGACAACCCACATGTGATATCACAAATCATCGCCATCTGACGGCGTTGGATCATGAGCCGAGGTGTTGGCGCACCTCGGCTCAACCAGTTGTATAGCCTTTTTTCAATCTCACAACAACAGGTGTCATGTTCTAGGCTTGTTCTTTTTCAAGAGATCCGCTGCCAGTATCCCTCAAGCTGGCGCAACATGAGTATGTTAATAGATTTTCCGCCCTCGATTCGCGCCAGTATCCCGTCGTCATTGCGAGGATGACGGGGGAAAATCCGCCAGAGGAACCTATGCGCTAACTGCGCGACATTGCCCCAAACGGGCAGAGGGTCGCGCGCATGTCGCTCATCGAACGCATTGAACAGGCATCCACCGGGCTTGCGGTGACCGGGATTACCGGCGCGGCGTCTGGCGCTGCATGGCTGGTGCGGCGAATCTTCACTAATCAAAAGCAGATTGAAATGCTGCAACGGTCGCTGGAAGACCGCGATCGGCAGCGTGACGAGGACCGCGAGGCGCTTGCAGACGTCAGAACAGACGTGCGCGAGATCCGCGACATCCTTCACCGCAGATAACCAGGGCAATGCCCTGGACTGGGGCGAAAGGAGCTTTTGACATGCAACTCATTCAAAACTGGAAACAAACCGCAAAAGGCGCGTGGTCGATCAAGTTGATTTTCCTCGCCTGCCTTCTGTCGGCGGTGCCGGTGTTCCTGTCGTTGGTTTCGCCAGGCCTGTTGGGGATTGATCCGGTCATCTTCGCGGCAGGGGCTTTGGTGGTCAACGCGCTTGCGATTCCGGCGCGTCTGGTGGCGCAAGCGGGGCTCTCAGACATGCTGGCAGAGTTCCGGCGAGACACAAGCGGCGCGATCCGATCACGGGCAGCGGTTGGGCTTGGCGCCGGTGCGCTTGTGGTTACCCTCGCAACACCATTCGTCGCCAAATGGGAAGGCGTCAGGCTCGAGGCCTACCGCGATATCGTGGGCGTGCCGACGATCTGCTTTGGCGATACACATAGCGTCCAGATAGGCGACACCGCGACCATGGCCGATTGTGTCGACCGGCTAGAGCGTGACGTCCGCGCCTTCTATGGCGAGATCCGGCCTTGCATGACGAACCCGAACATCCCGCCAGGCGTTCAAGCCTCCATGCTGGAATTGGCCTATAACGTGGGCGCGCCGTCGGTTTGCCGTTCTACCATGATGCGGCTAGCCAATGCGGGGCGGTATCGTGCAGCGTGTAATGAACTGCGCCGCTGGGTCATCGCAGGTGGCCAACGTGTGCGTGGGCTCGCCAATCGCCGCGCCGACAGCAAACAAGCGCTTTGCCTCAAGGGGCTCACCTGATGCGCTGGCTGTCCCTTCTGCTGATCTGCGCTGCTCTGGGCTCTTGCTCCAAGGTTGCCGGTTTCGTGGGTGGGGCAATCGGCGGCGAGCCCAGCATCGCCGCGAACGTCCAAGCCGGGCGCACCAATGCCCAGACCGTCGGACGTACGAGCGTCACGGATCAAAGGGTCGAAGGCACCAAAGCACGCACAATCGAGCAGAGCGCAGGTGACACCCGTGTCAGAACCGAGAGCGTGCAGACTGTCGTTGTCCGCGAAGATCCTCCGGCTTGGCTCTTGCTTGTGGCCCTGCTGGGTTGGCTGTTGCCGACGCCAAGACAGATCGGCGCGGGGCTGTTCGCTCTGGCCGCCAGACCTTTTCGCGGGTCCTTCCCCGGGGGGTGACGTCTGTGGGTAGCCGTACGCGCCGAAATTTATGTGTGCGTGCCGCCGGGCGAAGGGGTTGTTTATTATATAGATCGCGCAAGCGACTGAGATAGAACGACAAAATCGCTTTGAGACATAAAGTCGGCATCCGTGCCAAGGTTCGGCCGGAATTTATCGAAAGGGCCTCAAGTGTCTGATAAAAATAAGAAATCCAAAGGTCAGGTAGTAAACCGCGCGGATCTCGCCAATATCAACGGAGTGTCGCTGCCGACGATTGACGATTGGGTGCGCCGTGGTTGCCCGGTGATTCAGCGGGGTGCGCGTGGGCGAGCCTGGCAATTCAACACTGCCGAGGTGCGGAACTGGCGCGACGACGATATTCGCGCACAGGCTGTTGAGGCTGGCCCGGCCACGAAAGACGAGTTGATCCTGCGCAAGCTGAGAGCCGAGACCGAACAAGCCGAGCTTGATCTGTCGAAGGCTCGAAACGAGCTGGTGCCCGTCGATCAATTCGACCGCGCCATGACAAAGGCGTTTGGCGAAGTGCGGGCGGGATTTCGTAATGTGCTGCCCAGCCGAGCCGCGCGGCGCCTGATCGGCGAGAGCGACGAGACCAAGATGAAAGAGGTGCTGATCGACGAAGTTGATCAGATCCTCCTGGTTCTGTCGGATTCCGACCTGATCCACGAAACCGATCTTGAGATCGAAGACGACGAGGAAGATGGCGACGAGGGGGCGGACAGTGAGTGAACGCCCGGGCTGATTTCTCCAACGCGCGGGCGCTTGTCCGCAGCACCCGGCGCGCTCGGGCGTTTCTGCGCCCGCCACCTGACCTAAAGCCGTCGGAGTGGGCCGAACAGAATATCAAAATTCCCATCGGCAACGCGGTGCCGGGGCCGATGCGGTTCGACAACGCGCCATATCAGCGCGAAGTCATCGACATGACGGCAGATCCGCGCTGCAATCGGATCTCGCTCATGTGGGGCGCGCAAGTTGGCAAGACGCAGACCGCGCTTGCCGCGCAGGCGTTTCGGATCGGGTTCAATCCCGTTTCCCAAATGATGATGCAGCCCAGTCAGGGCGATTTGACGACTTGGCTCGAGACCAAATTTAATCCGCTGGTCGAGGAAAACGACGGTTTGGCCGAGGTGCTCGCCAAGCCCCGGGCGCGGCATGGCGTAAACAATCAGCGAATGAAGAGCTACCCCGGCGGGTTCCTTATGTTCAGCTGGTCGGGATCGCCTAAAACCATGCGGGGCCGGTCAGCGCCGTTCATCGTCTGCGATGAGACGGACGGCTATGACCGGACCAATGAGGGCCACCCGGTCGGCCTGTTGTGGCAGCGGGCGGCGACCTTTGGCGATCAGCGGCTCTTGCTGGAAATCAGCACGCCGACGATCAAGGGCGGCAGCTGGATCGAAAAGGCGTTTGATCAGGGCGACCAGCGGTATTTTTATGTGCGCTGCCCGCATTGCGGCCACCTGCAAAAACTGGACTGGTCGCAGGTGACCTGGTCCAAAGATGCCGACGGTGTGCACCTCGCCGAAACAGCCGGCTATCTGTGCGCTGGCGAGGGCTGCGGCACGGTGTGGAGCGATGGCGAGCGCTGCGCGGCGATCCGAAACGCCGAGCGCGAGGGCGGTGGCTGGATTGCGACGAAGCCGTTTCGCGGTCATGCGTCCTATCATCTGTCTGAGCTGTATTCCTGCTTTCGGCGGCTCGAGGATATTGTGCAATCCTTCCTCGACAAAAGGGCTGCGGGAGACCTGCAAACCTTTGTAAACGTGTCCCTGGCCCAAACATGGGAAGAAGAGGGCGACAAGCTCGAGGCGTCGGTTTTGATGGCGCGTGCCACGAAATTCGCGGCGCCGGTGCCGATGGGGGCAGGCGTACTCACTGCCGGGATCGACATGCAGAATGACCGGCTCGAGGTGGAAATCGTCGCCTGGGGGCTGGGAGAGGAATCCTGGTCTGTCGATTACAAGACGCTCTGGGGCGATCCTCTGCAACAGGATGTATGGGACGAACTGGACGCTCTACTGTCGGAAACGTGGCAACATGAGAGCGGCGCTGAGTTGCGGATCTCTGCGGCGTGCCTTGATACCGGCGGTGAGGGCGGGCGCACGCAAGCGGCCTATGACTACGCGCGCAAGCGGCTGGGCCGCAAGGTCTGGGCGATCAAGGGTGTTGGCGGTTGGGGCCGTCCTATCGTGACCGCGCCGTCAAAAATAAAGCAGCGCGGAACGCGTCCGGTCTATCTGCACTCTGTCGGGGTGGATGAGGCGAAAGCGGTGGTTGCCCAGCGGGCGCGGATCAAAGATCCGGGGCCGGGTCACTGCCATTTTCCAGAGCATCGCGATCCGGCATGGTTCGACATGTTCACCGCTGAGGCCCTGCGCACCCGCTATGTGAAGGGGTTCGCCGTGCGGGAATGGCACAATGTGCGCCCGCGCAATGAGGCGTTTGACTGTCGCGTCTATGCCTATGCCGCGCTGCGGATCTTGCGCCCGAACGTGAAACGTCTGGTCGAGGCCTTGCATCCGCAGGACGAGGAGATCGAGGCGGAGATCGAAGACACTGCCGCCGAACCGGTCGCGCCGCCAGAGGCTGCGGCAGAAGGAAATCCGCCAGAGGAACCAGAGCCGAAAACCCGGCAACCTGTCAAAAAGCGCGGCTGGGCAGCGAAGAAGCGCCGCCGCAGGCACTAGGCGGGGCGAAGCGTGGGCGACATTCCAAACGAAATCGGGGCTGGGCTGACCTTTCGGGCCGTCATCGAGCAGCCGCATTATCCGGCGCCGGAATGGGGTTTGACCCTGTTCTTGCGGGGGCCGGGGGCAATTGACCTGGACAGCATCGCGACCGGGTCAGCCCATGCGTTTGAAGCGGCGGCCACGGTGACAAAGGATTGGGCACCGGGGCGCTATGCTTATGTGATCCGTGCGACCGACGGCAGCGATGTGCAGCAGGTCGCGCAGGGCGAGGTTGTGATCGGCCAGGATATCGCCGCGCAGGCGCAGGGCTTTGACGGTCGCGACCACGTGCGTAAGGTGCTGGATGCTATCGAGGCGGTGATCGAAAACCGCGCGACTATCGACCAGCAGAGCTACACCATCAACAACCGATCCCTGCAACGCACACCGTTGTCGGAGTTGGTGAAATTGCGCCGCCAGTATCGCGCCGAGCTGGCAGCCAAGAAGACGCGGCGACGTGGTGGTTTCGGACGCACGATCAAGGTGCGTTTGACATGATCGGGCGGCTGTTCAGACGTGAAGATCCTGTAGCGCCGGAACCGGAGCGCAAGCCGCCTCCGATGCTGACGGTGCCGCGGCGACGTGGCCAACGCATGTTCGCCGCCGCAGAAACCGACCGAATGACAAGCGGTTGGACCAATACGCCAATGCCAGCGGACCAAATCATACGCCGCAACTGGCGCGTGCTGGTGGCGCGGTCGCGCGAGCAATCGGCGAACAACGATTATGCCAAGGCATTCAAGGCCAGCGCCCGGCGCAACCTGATCGGGCAGAAGGGGCTTGTGCTACAGGCGCAGGCTTCGGATTTGGGCGGTACTCTGGATGCCGGGGCAAACAAGGCAATCGAAACCGCCTGGCGCGCCTGGTGCCAAGCCATGAATTGCGATGTAAAGGGGCGCCGCACCTTCCGCCAGATCCAGAAAACAATCGTCAACGGGCTTTGCACTGACGGCGAGTTCATGGTGCGCATGGTCTATGGGGCTGATGCAGGCCCGTGGGGCTTTGCGTTGCAGGTCCTCGACCCGGTTCTGTGCCCGGTGGATTTCGACGAAGATCAGCGCCCCGGTGGCGGGTTCATCCGTGCCGGCATCGAATATACCAAAATGGGCCGACCGGTGGCCTATTACTTCACGACGTTGGATCAGGCGCAGGCGGATTATCACTATTCCGGTCGGGCGTTTCTGCGCGTGCCCGCCGATGAGATCATTCACTGGTTTGAAGAGGATTTTGTAGGCCAGAAACGTGGCTTGCCGTGGATGGCGACGGCGTTGCTGCGGATGCGTCAACTAGGCGAGTTTGAGAAAAGCGCCCTGAACAATGCTCGTGAAGGCGCGAACAAGGTTGGCGTGATCGAGTGGGACGAGGGCATGGGCCCGGACATCGATGACGAAGAAATTCAGAACGAAGACGGTAGTCTTGTCGATATTGAGCTGGAGAGCGAAAGCGGCGTCTACCACCAGTTGCCAGCGGGCGCTCGCCTGAAACGGGTGGAAACCGGCTATCCGAACGGCGAAATGCAGGTGTTCTCCAAACACATGCTGCGCGGTGTCGCGACCGGTCTGGGCGTTGCCTACAACGATCTTGCCAATGACCTCGAGGGGGTGAACCTGTCGAGCATTCGGCATGGCGTTCTGAGTGAACGCGATCAATGGATGGAGCTGCAAGAGAGCCTAATCGAGGCCTTTGCCCTGCCGATCTATGAGCGCTGGCTCGCTCATGCGTTGTTGAAACAGAAAATCACCCTGCAAAATGGCTCGCCGCTTCCGGCGGGCAAGCGGTCGAAATTCCTCGCGGTGACGTTTCAGGCGCGCCGCTGGCAGTGGATTGATCCCGCAAAAGACGTGAAGGCCGACACCGACGCCGTCGACAATCTGTTCAAGTCGCGCGGCCAGGTGATCCGCGAGCGCGGGCGCGACCCGCGCGAAGTCTATGCCGAGATTGCCGCCGATATCGCGGCGATGCGTGAGGCGAAGATCCCCGAGAACGTGATTGAGGCCTTGATCACAGCAAAATCAAAAGGAGGGCAGGGCAGTGGACAGCCAGCCAAAACCGGCACCGGAGAAACCGATCCAGACGCCGACCCAGACCCCGACAAAGGCGAGTGACGTTATCGGGCGGTCTTTGACCCGGGAAGTCACTGCCGAGCAAATCAACGCGCGGGGCGAAGGCGGTGCCATGCGCCGCATGGGTGAGGTGCGCGAAATCAACGTCGAGGCGCGCACGGTCGAACTTGCGTTCTCGAGCACGACGCCGGTGCGGCGCTGGTTTGGCGATGAGGTGCTTTCCCATGACGCCGATGCGGTGGTTCTCGACCGTCTGCTCGACGGCGGGGCGGTGTTGGTCGGGCACAATTGGGACGATCAGGTCGGCGTTGTGCAAAGTGCGCGCGTCGATTCCGACGGCGTCGGGCGCGCTGTTGTGCGGTTCGGGAAGAGCGCCCGCGCCAGCGAGATCTTTCAGGATATCGTCGATGGCATCCGGCAGCACGTCTCGGTTGGCTATCGGGTGATCACGATCAGCGAGGAAATTCGGGAAGGTCAGCCGAACCTTGTCACGGTCACGCGCTGGGAGCCGTTCGAGATTTCGGTCGTACCGGTGCCAGCTGATCCGACCGTCGGCATCGGTCGGGGAATGGAAAATCCGCCAGAGGCAGGCGGTGCAGAAGCCCGGCAAACTGGCGGAGAGAATGCGGGCGCGGTGGCCGAGCCCAACGATACAGGACAAAGGGAAACACAGATGAAAACCATCATCACCCGCGACGCCGAGGGCAATCTTGTCCGGGCAAAGGTCGACGAAAACGATCAGATCATCGAAGTGATCGAGGTGCTCGAACGTGCAGGCGCGGCGGAAGCTGCGATTGTGCAGCGCGCCCAGGAACAGGAAGCTGCCCGCGTTCGCGAGTTGACCGAGTTGGGCCGCGAATACGGTGCGCCGGATCTCGCAAACGAAATGATCGCCGGTCGCCATGGTGTGTCAGACATGCGCGAACAGCTTCTGGACCACCTGCACCAGCGCAGCACTCAGGACCGCCAGCTGTCCGAGCGCTCTGGCATCGGCCTGACTGAAGGCGAAGCCGAGCAGTTTTCATTTGTGCGCGCGATCCGGGCGCTTGCAAACCCAACTGATCGCGGCGCGCAAGAGGCAGCGGCGTTTGAATTCGAAGCATCGGATGCGGCGGCAGCGGCGCAGGAGCGTGAAGCGCAAGGTGTCATGGTTCCGATGGAAGTCCTAGCACGGGCGCCGCTCAATTCGGGCACCGGTGGCGGTGCCGCAGCGGACACCGGGGGCCACGGGATCGCAAACCCTCTCCTGACGCAGAGCTTTATTCAGATGCTGCGCAACCGCACGATCCTCTTGCAACTCGCAACGCCAATGATGGGGCTGGTGGGGAACCCGGATATTCCGACCCAAGAAAGCGGCGCAACCGGCTATTGGATTGGCGAGGATGACGAGGCTGCCGAGGCGATCCTTGGCATGGGCAACCGTCAGTTTTCCCCGCACACAGTCGCGGCCTATTCCGAAGTGACGCGGCGCACGCTGAAACTTGCGAGCATCCAATATGAGGGGCTTATTCGCAGCGATCTTGCGCTTGCATTGGCCAGCACGATTGATCTTTCCGGCTTTTATGGCTCTGGCACAGGCGATGAGCCTCTCGGGATTGCCAATGCAAACGGCGTGAACGTGGTCGATTTCGGTGGTGCGGGCTCCGGTGGTGGTTCGGCAATGCCGACCTGGGCCGATGTGATCGCGATGGAAAGCGATATCTCTGCGGCCAATGCTGATGTGGAGAGCATGGCCTATGTGCAAAACGCAAAGATGCGCGGTCACTTCAAATCGACGCAGAAATTCGCCGGCACAAACGGTGCCCCGATCTGGGAAAGCGACAACACCGTCAACGGATATCAGGCAGGAGTGACGAACCAGATCGCAAACGGCGACGTCTTCCACGGTGATTTTTCCAATGTGCTGGTGGGGATGTGGGGCGGCCTTGATCTGACAGTCGACCCCTACACGCACAGCCGTCGCGGTCGCCTGCGTATCGTCGCGATGCAAGACGTTGACTTTGTGCATCGTCACCCGGCGGGTCTCTGCTACGGCACCGACGCCAGCTAACCAGCGCTCGAATTAGTCCTCTGGCCTGATCGGGTCAGGGGAGACACCCCTGAAAAAGGATCGAAAAAGTGGCTGATACCAAGAAACCGCAGAAAAATACATACGCCGTCACCAGTGCGTTTGTCTGGGACAAGGCGATCAAGAAGCCAGGCGACAAGGTCGAGCTGACCGCAGCCGAAGCCCACGGGCTCAAAGCACGCGGCAAGATCGAAGAGCCGACGGCGAAACCAGCCAGCAAGAAGGCCGCAGAGACCGGCGCGAAGAAGGTCGAAGCGACTGACGCAGCGAAAGCCGGGACGGCAGCAGCGGCCAAAACGCCCGCCTGATGCCAACGCCGAGCTGGGATAATCCCGACGCCTTCCTGTCGATTGATGATTTTGCCCTTGAGGCGAACGTCACGCCACAGGGAGGCGTTTCGCGTCCGGTACGAGGCATCTTCGACGAGCCCTATTTCAATGCCCAGCTAGGTGAATATGAGGCCGACAGTTCCGAGCCGCGCCTTACGTGCAACGAGTTGGACGTCAAGGATTTAGCCCCGCATGACTCCGTCGAGGTGGCGGGGCGCGCCTACTATCTCGCGACCTATCCGCAACTCGACGGCACCGGTTTGGCGGTGCTGCGATTGGTGCCGGAATAGCGATATGCTGCCCATTGAATTCGATGAAAGCGAGTTGCAGCGGATCGCGGACGAGTTCGACGCCAGCAAGAAGGACCTGCGCGCGGCATACTCCCGCGCATTGCGACGTACAGCGCAGGCCATGAAAACCCGCGCGCGCAAGGGGTTACGCACCAAGCTTCACCTGCGCACTGCGGCGGAGCTGAGACGTCGTTTGCAGGGATTTCGATTTAAGCGCACCGCGGACATGGGGACCGTTCGCATGTGGTTTGGCCTAAATGACATGCGCGTTTCGGCTTTCAAAGGTCGGGCTGTAAAGACTGCGACTGGCGCGAGCTTCGCAGGTCAGGCGTTTGAGGGCGGTTTCATCGGTCGGAATGCGAAGGGTCGACCAACGGTCAAGCATCGTGCCGGATCGCGCGCCTATCCTGTCAAAGAGGCCAGAATGCCAATCGACGACGTAGCCGAGACCTACATCGAGGACGAGGTTTTCGACGGTATCGAAGAGGTGTTTTTCCACTATTTCCGGGCCGAGGTACGCGCCCGAACGATCTACGGAGTGGGCAAATAATGACCCGAACTGTTGACCTTGATGTGATGCACGACGCGATTGTCGCCCAAATTGGAGCATGGTTTCCAACTCTCGAGACCGTCGGCGACTATCAGGAGGATCGCAGAACGCTATCCGTTCCGGCGGTTCTGATCGAATTGATCGATATGGAAGGCGATCCGGATGCAGACCCCGGCACCGGTCAGGCGCCCTTCGTTTCCAAATGGGTCGCGAGGGTAATCCTTGGCTCCAAGGCGGAAGACGTGAAACGAGAGGTGCGCAAACTTGCCGCGGCGTTGGGAGCGAAAGTGCATCAACAGCGATGGGGCCAGACTGTGAGCCCGGCGCAAGTGACCTATATCGGCCCGGATGCCTTCGACCCTGGATTTGACAAGTTCGAAGTTTGGGCGGTTGAGTGGGATCAACAGATCGACTTGGGCGAAAGCGTCTGGACCGGCGAGGGCGTTGTTCCGCAGGTCGTCAAAGTCGGGTGGTCGCCGGATATCGGCCCGGGAAATGAGGACGACTATTCCGACAGCGCCGAGGCTGCGCCATGAGCTATGGAGCCGCAAGAAACGAACAGGCGCGCGAGGGTATTGTGCGTTTCGGTGTCGTGACCGCATTGGACCCGGGCGCGGCGCGAGCGAAGGTCAGTTTCGGGGGCGAGAGTGAAAGCGGCTGGTTGCCCTGGCTTGCTCCCCGGGCAGCTGCGATCAGCGTCTGGTCCCCCCCCAGCGAGGGGGAGCAGGTGATCGTTCTGTCGGAGTCCGGCGATACCGCGCAGGGCGTTATAATTGGATCAGCGTTCAGCAATGGCAATGCGAGCCCAGCCGCAAGCGCTGGCCTGTTCAAGATCCAGGTTGGCCCGTCATCGATTGAGATCGACGCGAGCGGAATCCGCATCAAAGCCCCCAAGATTGATTTGAACTGATGCCAGCGGTGACCCGCAAAGGAGATAGCTGCACCGGCCACGGGGATTTTCTACCTCGACCCAGCATCGGCGGCAGCGGCTCAGTGTTTGTCAACGGAAAGCCTGTTCACCGCCAAGGCGATGCTTGGGCGGTGCATTGCAACCCGCTGAATGTCTGTCATGGCGGCAGTCTATCAGCCGGGTCGGGAACGGTGTTCGTCGAGGGCAAGGAAATCGGCCGGATCGGTGATCCAGTTGGCTGCGGCTCGTCTGTGGCAAGCGGTTCGGACGATGTATTCGCGGGCGGATGATGTGAAGCATTTCCACGGTATTGATAGCTTCCTTTGCCGCACGGCCTTTCGAGTGCCGCGCGGCGAAGGACCGGAGGCGAGCCCACTTTACCAGATGCTGCACTCTGCACCAATGTCCGCTTCTTCGCCACGGCCAAAAACGTGACTAAATCAAAGGCAGTTTTGCCAAGGGTTTGTGGCACAAGATTTTTCAACGTTTCCGACGCCAGTAACGCCTGTGCCAAAAACGATCGTTTTTGGTATGCAGGTATTGGCAGGGGGTATTTGTCAAACTTACCAGGCTTGAACCGGTTTGTGCAATATGCTAAAATCTAAAATCATTAAGCAATATGCTAAGCTATCTTGAAGGAAACTAGAATGCCCATCAAGCAAGTGATCGCCCAAATCAAAGAAGCAATCGATGCTGCCCCCCGAAACGCCTATGTGGCTGAGCTTCATCTCCAAATCATCAAGCATTCGGACGTTTTGCAAAACGTGACAGGGAAGGAGTTTTGCGAAGCTCTCGGGATCGGCGCGTCGTTTGGCACTGAGTTCGCAAAGATGAAAAAGATTACCCCACGCCTGAAAGGTGCTGGCCTAGACGTATCCAGAATCTAGTTCACGGAATGAAGTGAACGGACAAAACCCATATGTTTCTGTCACCGGCGATAACGACAGTTTTTGTCCTATCGATTTTGGCCGCGGGTTTTTCTCCGATCCAGCTATCACGATGCGGCTTACCGAATAAGCTGCTAGTGTGGCTCTTTAAGTTCAATTGAGTGGGGCATGATGATGCCGGATATTCTCCAAAACCTTGCCATTGGCATCGTCGGTTCGTTAGTCGCCACGGTGCTTGCTGCAATCACGATTGTTTTCTTCCGATCACGATTCTCTGCTGAGAAGTACATCGAACGCCATAAAGGTCGACTGGACGAGATCGAGCGATTCTCAAAGGATATCAACCTATTATACATCGCTACCTTACGAGATTTGGTGATAATGAACGTTCTCTTCTTTGCGGATGCAGCCCTATGGAACATCGGTGAAGTCTTGATCTACTCCTCTGATCTGCAAGGGTTTGTTCTGCTAATCAATGAGTTAGGCGTTTTCTCAATCCGGCTTACGACGGTGGTTCTCCTGATTGTAGGGCTGTGGATCGCCGCAGGAGCTATAAACAGGATCAGCCGCGTACTTGCGTATCGCCAACACATAGAGAAGGCCGAAGGTAAGTGACAAAACTCATTGGTTTCTGTCACAGGCTGAAACGACCGTTTTTGGCAGAGTGTTTTTGAAAGCGGCCGTTAGCGCGCCCACTGCGAAAGCCCGATTGGTTGCGCTTTACCGACTCTCGGCATACCCAAACCAAAGGCCTGTGATCAGCAAGACAGGTGTATACTTAACATGCTGATATTGAATGCCTAACTGTGATGTTACTCGATGCCAACATGAGTCGTTTTACGTCACCGGCAGCGGAAAGGAAAACCGCCAGAGGCGGGTGGGGTGGATCTCAGCAAAGATCGCCTCATGATTGGCATCGACGCAACCACGGGTAAGCACATTTCGGGACTGGCGCATTTGCGCCAGTCTGTGCGCGATATCCTTACCACCCCCATAGGCACGCGGGTCATGCGGCGCGACTACGGCAGCCGCCTCTATCGTCTCGTCGATGCGCCAATGAATGCGGCGACACGCCTCGACATGGTGGCAGCGACCTATGAGGCCCTTGATACTTGGGAGCCGCGCCTCGCTCTTGAGAGCGTCAACGTCGGGGTTTCGGAGCCTGGCAACGTGGTCATTGATCTGGTGGGGCGGTATTTGCCAACGGGCGAGACAGTCAATCTAGACGGGCTCGAGGTGACGTGATGGGGGCAGGTTTCACCGCGATCAATCTGTCTCTCTTGCCGCCGCCTGACGTGTTGGAGCTGGTGGATTATGAGGCAACGCTTTCGGCTATGCTCGCCGAGCTTCGCGCAAAGGACTCCGCGTTTGACGCTTTGGTCGAAAGCGATCCGGCGTACAAGATCCTCGAAATCGCTGCCTATTATCGGATGCTTGCGCTGCAGCAACTCAACGATGCTGCGCGGGCTGTCATGCCGGCATACGCGCAAGGTGCCGATCTCGATCACATCGCGGCGCGGTACAACGTGGCGCGCCGGGTGCTGGACGCCGGGAACCCGAATGCGCTGCCGCCGGTGCCTCCGACCATGGAAGGCGACGAGGACTTTCGCCGCCGCATGCTGCTCGCCTTTGAGGGGTTAAGTACCGCAGGGCCTATCGGTGCCTACGTGTTTCACGCGCTGGGGGCTGACCCGGACGTCGCCGACGCAAGTGTGTTGAGCCCTGTTCCGGGCGAGGTTCTGGTCACTGTCCTGTCGCGACAAGGCGACGGGACACCCTCCGCCGAGTTGATCGCCGCCGTTGAGGCGGCTGTAAACGCCGATGATGTTCGACCTTTGACGGATCTCGTAACGGTGCAAGCCGGGCAGATCCTTTCCTATGCGGTCGAGGCCGTTCTCACGGTCTACCCGGGGCCGGACAGCGCGATCGTGCTGGCCGCAGCACAGGCCGCGACGGAGGCCTTTGTCACTGAACAGCATAGGTTGGGGCGCGACGTCACCGTGTCGGGGCTGTATGCCGTATTGCATCAACCAGGCGTTCAAAACGTCACGCTGATTTCGCCGGTGGCGGACCTTGTCGCAGATGATACCCAAGCAAGCTACTGCACCGGGATCGACATTACCATCGGGGGGCAGAATGTCTGACAGCCTTCTCCCTCACAATGCAACGCCACCAGAGCGCGCCCTTGAGGCCGTGACGGGACCGGCTCAGGTGCCGCCGGTGCTTCTCCGCGCGATCTGGGACCCGGAGAGTTGCCCGGTCGAGCTGCTGCCCTGGTTGGCCTTTGCGTTCTCGGTCGACGTCTGGGACGCGGAATGGCCCGAGGAAACGCAACGTGGGGTCATTCGGCGGAGCTTTGAGGTTCACCAGCACAAGGGCACAAGGCAGGCCGTCGAGCGCGCCTTGGGGGCCTTGGGCTTCAATGTGGATCTTAGCGAATGGTTCGAATACGGGGGCGATCCGCATACCTTCCGCATCGATGCATTCGGCGAAGATATCTTCGATGCCGGATATCAGGTCGACAGCGATTTGTTTGCGCGGATCACGAACCTGATCGAACATGTAAAGCCCGCGCGGTCTCATTTTGATTTGAGGATCGGAGAGGGGTTCAGGTCCGAGTGCGAGATCCGCAGCGGCGCGCGCCCAGCGTATGCGCACCGGCTGGACACCGACCCAGACCCGCGCCCAGCAACGGCCAGCGCCGAGCTGGTCATGCGGACAGCGCCAAGGGTGCGAACGGTTGCAGCCCTGGAGCTAGATCCTCGACCGCGTTCGCAGCGGGTGTCTTTGGCGGTCGCCGCTCAAACAGGCGCACGCGTTTTCCTCATCAGTCAACAGCTTCACGACGTTCAAAGGAGGGCCGTAGCGTAATGCCCACCACGCTTCTTACCGATATCGCCGAGGCAAAGCTCACTGCCGCCGCGGGTTCTGGCACACAGGTCGCAATCACCCACATTGCGTTGGGTGACGGCAACGGTGGCAACTATGGCCCAGGCTTTGGCCAGACCAGCTTGCAGCGCGAGCTGGCGCGGCAACCCATCGAGACACGCCACATGGTCGGGAACAATGCTTGGCGCGTCAAAGCGGAGTTCGACCCGGAGACACCGTCATTTTTTGTACGTGAAATGGGGTTCTTTGATGCCGATGGTGACCTGATTGCGATCTGGGCTGGCAACGATGTGGTGGCCCGCCAGACTGGCGCTATCACGTATCTGGTTGACCATGTGCTGAGTTTCACACGCGTTCAAGCGGGGCTGCTGATCGTGAACGCGCCGGATGATGCGCTTTTCGATTTGGCGGTGAATACCGGCAACGCACTCGCAAACCTGCAACTCGAACAGCTTCGCCAAGGCGATGAAATCCGTGCCCGGCACGGTATCTACTAAGGAGACCACAATGGCTACCAGCACGGAACAAATCAACAATCTGATCGCGGGATATACCGACCTGAAGGAATACTTCGAAGGTGCGCGAGACCGTATCCAAACTGCGATTGACACTATGTATGATCCTAAAACGATCTATGTGGACAGCAATGTAGGCGACGACGCGAATGAAGGCACCACGGCAGCGCCTGTGCGCACATTCGGCAAAGCGTTGACAATGGTTCCTGACGGTGGAAAGTCGATCATCCGACTTCGCGAGGGGTTGGAATATGGCACTTCGGGCGGCAACACGTCTGTGAGTTTCCGCGCGGGCACCGTGCTTGAAGTTAATCGCTGGGGAGGCGACGCGGGTGATGCTGCCACCCACCCCATCCTTCACCTCGAAAGTAGAGTTCTCAACGGCAAAAATGCGACGGCATCCACTATCTACGCTTATGGCCCGTTTCAGTTCATCGCGCGGAGCATCAGGATCGTTTGTGACGTGCCACAAGATGAAAGCTTGGGTTGGGGGGCGCGAAAGTTCATCCGCGTTGGGCACTATATTGCTGGCACCACAATTGATCTGCGGTTCAATCGGAATGTACTGACCGTGCCTCCGAATGCGGTGCAGATAGCGGGTCCGCGATTTTCCGAAACAGTTTTTTTGGGTGTTGATAACGTCGAAATCAGCGGAGATGGCGCACTCATTACTGATGCCGCGTATGGTACCGTTTTAGTTTCGGCTGGCAACGTCACCGCAAGTGGCACCACCAAGCTGTTGGACGGCGGCACCATCGGCCAAAACGTCCTTACCAATTCTCCCGCCGTGACCCTTTAAGGAGGCAACCTAATGCATGTTGATATCAAGCGTGGCGACGCCACCACCTATGCTGTTCTGCTGGAAGATGCGGCATCGCTCGGTTTTACACCCGATGAGATCGCGGCAGCGGTCGCTGAAAAACGAAAATCAGCCGTTAGTGCGGAATGCCGCCGCCGGATTTACTCCGCCGCGTCTGCCGAAGCGCAAATGAATATGGCGACCGCTGCTGCAATCACTTCTGCGAAGGCAGAAGTTGACCGCACCGATGATGATAAAACGGTGCTGGACGGCGTGCATCTGGCGCTTGCTTGGGTTTCTGACATGCGCGCGGCATTCGAGGCTTTGGCTGCAGATCCCGATGCGGATTTCATGAGCGACGCGGCTTGGCCTGCGCTGCCACCAGACGTTCCGGCCCTTATCGACCGGTTCTGATACTAACGCTTTAAATCGGCCCGCGTCCTCTGTGGAATTCCGCCAGAGGGCGCGGGTTTTATTTTGGTTGATGATCGCTGCAACACCCAATTAGCAGCGAGGGCAAAATGGCTGGTTTTCTCCACGGCGTCGAAGTGCTTGAGATCGACTCGGGCCCGCGCCCGATCCGCACCATCAGCACCGGCGTCATTGGCATTGTCGGCACCGCGCCGGGCGCGGACGCTGATGCATTTCCTTTCGACACTCCCGTTCTGATCGCCGGTAGCCGTCGCGAGGCGGCACGTCTGGACACGACCGAGGACGGCACTGGGGGCGGAACGCTGCCCGGCGCGCTCGATGGCATCATGGATCAGGCGGGCGCTGTCGTGATCTGTGTCCGCGTCGAAGAGGGCGCCGACGAAGGCGAGACCCTCGCAAATATCATCGGGGGTGTGAATGCGAAAACCGGGCAGCTCGAGGGCGTTCACGCGCTCGTCGGTGCCGAAAGTGTCGTCGGACATGCGCCGCGCATCCTTTGCGCGCCAGGGTGGACGCATCAGCGGCCCGAAGATGAGGGCAACCCCGGTACCTATTTTGCGAACCCCGTGGTCGCAGAGCTTGAGGGGCTCGCTGACCGCATGGCGGCGGTCGTCATCGCTGATGGCCCCAACACAACCGATGCTGCCGCACATCTTTATGCCGGCGACTGGGGCACGTCGTCCCGCATCTACGTTGTCGACCCTTGGGTGAAGGTGTTGAACGCTGCCGGCGATGTTGTCGATCAACCCGCATCGGCGCGCGTTGCGGGCGTGATCGCGCGCACCGACAATGACCAAGGGTTCTGGGTGTCTCCGTCGAACAAAGGGATTTTCGGCATCATCGGCACCTCGCGCCCGGTCGATTTCAAGCTTGGCGATATCTCGAGCCGGGCCAATCTGCTCAACGAAAACGACGTTGCCACCATCATCCGCCAGGACGGCTATCGCCTTTGGGGGAACCGTGTCCCGACGTCTGACCCGAAATGGCAATTCCTGTGCGTGCGCCGCACCGCCGACGTTCTGAACGAGAGCATCCAACGCGCGCATCTGTGGGCGGTGGATCGCGGCATCACAAAGACCTACCTCGAGGATGTCGTCGAGGGCGTGAATGGTTTCATCGCCAACCTGGTTGCGCAGGGCGCGTTGCTGGGCGGCGAGTGTTGGGCCGACCCGGATCTCAACAACGCCGCGAGCATCCAGAACGGGCAGGTCTGGTTCAACTTCGACTTCACGCCCGTCTATCCGGCTGAGCGGGTGACCTTCCGCTCGCATCTTGTGAATGACTACATTTCGGAGGCGCTGGCATGATCCGCAACATCCTGAAAAACTTCAATCTGTTCGTTGACGGGCGGGGGTTCGCGGGCGAGCTGGGCGACTATACCCCCGCGAACCCGTCTATCGCTGCCGAGGAATATCGCGCAGGCGGCATGAATGGCCCTATCGATATCGATATGGGCCAAGAGAAAATGACCACGTCGTTTGTCCTGCGCAACTACAGCGCCGACGTGCTTGCGCTCTGGGGAGTGGCGCCGGGGCGTTTGATCCAGGTGACCGCACGTGGCGCGCTGGAAAGCGAGGATGGCACGGTGACGCCGGCGATTCACAACATGCGCGGCAAGATCATCGTGGGGGATCGGGGCACCTGGTCACCGGGCCAGTCGGCCACTCTGACGTTCAACATGACGCTTGAGGCCTTCAAGGAGACCATCGGGGGCCGCGTGGTCTGCGATATCGACGTCATCAACATGAAACGGATCATCGACGGCGTCGACCAGCTGGCAGAACAGCGCGCCGCGTTGGGCATCTAAGGAGAAACCATGCAAAACCCAGCACTCCCCGACTATTGCAAACACAACGTTGACGGCGACGAGGAATCGATCACGGTTACCCTTGCTAAGGGCATCATGGTAGGCGGTGAAAAGCGCACGGAAATCACCCTGCGCGAACCGACCGTCGGCGACAATATGGCCGCCCGCCAAAGCGCGAAAGGCGACAATGCCGGGCATGAGGTCAATCTGCTGGCCAACCTCGCTGGCCTTTCGCCTGACGAAATCCGCTCTGCAAAAATGCGGGACTATACCCGCCTGCAAGAGGCGCTGGATTTTTTAAATGGGTGACGCCTGAGGCAGCGCGTCAAGGCGCGCTGCTGATCGCGCGGGAAACGGGTTGGTCCTGTGCCGAGATCTCCGCGATGAGCGTCAGCCGCATGAACTGGTGGCTTGAGGGTCTGAGGAACATCAATGGCAAATCAGCGCCTTAATGCTACGGTCACCATCGGCGGAGTCGTCGAAAACTCCTTCCGCAAAGGCATCGGCTTTGTCCGATCCGGCTTTGACAAGGTCGGGCAAAGCATCCGCGATGTGAAGGCGCGGCAAAAAGAACTATCGCGTGAGCGGTCAGCCCTGATCAAACAGGGGCAGTCGGTCGCGCATCTTGATCGCGAATATGAGGCGCTCGAGCGGACGCTCGAGGATCTGGTGCGCAAACAACGGCGCTGGGAACGCGCCATGCGTGACAGCGCCCGCGTCGGCGACACGTTCAGCACAATGACACACCGCATCGGGCGCTTGGGCCGTCAGTTGGGCGTTGGTCTCGCGGTAGCCGGGGCTGGTGTGTTTACGCTCACCAGCTCGACCGCGGCCTATGGTGACCAGGTGGCCAAAACGGCCGGCAAGCTGGGCATCGGGATCGAGGCGCTGCAAGAGTTCCGATATGCGGCGGAACGGTCGGGTATCTCGACAGCGACATTCGATAGTTCACTGACCGCGATGCAGAAGCGCCTGGGCGAGGCCGCGCAGGGCACCGGTGCCGCGAAAAAGGCGCTGGATCAGATCGGGTTGAGCGCAAGCGACCTGATCGCCATGGGGCCTGAGCGCGCCATGGGCGCAATCGCAGACAAACTGCAAGGGATCGAGGCACCTGCAGAACGCGCGGCCATTGCCGCCGCCCTGTTCAGCCGGTCGGGCATAGGCATGGTGAACATGCTGGGCAACGGGTCCGATGCGCTGACACAGCTGCGCGAGGATGCGCGGCGCACCGGTTATGTGCTGAGCGAGGAAGCCGCACGCGATGCCGAGAAGTTCGCCGATGCGCAGCTCGACACTCAACTGACCGTCAAAGGTCTGAAAAACACCATCGGTGCGGAATTGATGCCGGTAGTTACCCGGTCGATGCAGCGGTTCAGCGATTGGGCTGTAGCCAATCGCGAAGACGTGGCCGCCTTCGCCGATACCGCCGCGACTAGGCTCGAGGCGGCTTTACCAGTGATCGGCCAGATCGCCGAGGGCATGGGCGAGGTCTCGAGGACGGTCGGGGGTGTGATCTCCAAAACGGCGGAAATGGTCGGGGGCTGGAAGAACTTCGGCATCGTGGTCGGCGCGATCCTCGCAGGGCGCACAATTGCAAGCGTGCTTAACTTCGGTTGGGCTGTCGGGCGTCTTGGGGTGTCTATGGCGGCTCTGGTGCCATGGGGCACGGCTGGCGCGGGCGCAATGAAGCTGTTCGCGGGCGGGCTTGCGCTGGTCAAGACGGGCATTCGTGCTGTCGGGCGAGCCTTGCTCATGAACCCCATTGGCCTTGCTGTCGCCGGGATCGCAGGCGCGGCCTATCTGATCTATGAAAACTGGGCGACCGTCGGGCCGTGGTTCGGGCGTCTCTGGGATGGGGTAAAAACCACCTTTGGCGGCTTTGGCCAGTTCGTCTCCGGCATCTGGCGCGGCGATATGGATGCCGCCGCCGCAGGGCTTGCCGATGCCTGGGAAGGCGGCAAGGCGCTGCTATCCACCACGCTCGACGGCATCGGGGGCGTGTTCAGGTTTGCTTGGGAACGTGGCATTAAACCGATCACCGATAAACTCGGGATCACCAGCCACATCACCGCAGCTTGGGATAGGCTAAGCGGTTTTTTCTTGCGCCATTGGGACGGCGTCAAAACGATCTTTGGCGGCTTTGGCCGGTATGTTTCCGGTGTCTGGCGCGGCGATATGGATGCAGCCGTCGCTGGTATCGGTGAGGTTTGGGCCGGTAGCAAGGCGATCTTGTCCAACACCTTTGACGGCATCGGTAGCGTGTTCCGCGGCACATGGGAAAACGTGATTAAGCCGGTGACCGACAAGCTTGGTATTACTAGTGGCATCACGAAAGCTTGGGGCGCCGCACGCGAAGCCGTGAGCGGTGCGATTGGCAAGATCGGCAAGGCGCTGCAATCTGGCTATGATGGGACAATCGGCCCGGTTATCGAGGCGATGGGGGCAACCGGCGGGATCTCGAGCGCATGGCAGGAGGTCAAGAAAGCCGTCGGTGCCGTTGTCGATTGGCTGATCGAAAAGTTTGATCTGCTGATGGGGAAGTTGCAGCCGGTTCTCGATGGCCTGAGCTGGTTGCGCGACAAAGGCGCCGGTGCTGTCGAGGGCGTTAAAGGCATCGGAGACAGCATCAGCACTGGTGTCCGCGATCTATTCGGTGTTGGAGGTCCAGAACAATCGCCGCAGGGCGATCAGCGCCCTACAACGCAAGTTGGTGAAACCACCTCGCCGCGACAGAACCCCCGTAGCGGGAAAGCAGCTCCGCAGAAAATCTCGGGTTCTTATCTGGGCGGCACCATCGGGCGCGGGTTTCGGGAGGTCGGAGAGCAGGGGCCAGAAACGATCTGGACCTCGAAGGGCGGTTATGTGGCGCATGCCAATGCCACGGAGCGTTTGGCACGGCTTTCGGATCGTGCGGGGCCTGTCCTGGATGCCTTGGGGACTGGATTGCAGAGAGCGATTGCAGGTGCGCAGCAAACCGTCGCGCCGGTGGTGCAGCGCGTCCAGGTGCAAACGGGCAGCGGGCAGGGGCTTGCCATGCAACAACCCGCACAACCTGCACAGCCCGCGCCGGTCATCATTCACGCGCAAATTCACGCGGGCCATATGAATCCGCAAAACCTGATCGACGAGCTGGAACGGCGCGGACGCGATGCGCAAGCTGGTGCGCTCTACGATCAGCCGCATGATTACGGCCAATATGGGGGCACATGATGGCTGACACCATGATGCAGCTGGGCGCTTATCAGTTCAGCGTCGACAATGCTGCTTATCAGAGCCTAGAGCGGTCGACCGAATATCGCTGGGCTGCACAAGAACGCGTTGGTGCACATGACGCTTTGCAGTTCACCGGTTTTGGCGCAGACACGATTTCGCTGCGCGGCGTGATTTATCCCCACCACAAGGGGGGGCTAGAGCAACTCGACAAGATGCGCCGGCAAGCCTCAATCGGTATTCCCCTGCCGCTGGTGGCAGGCACAGGCCGCATCCTGGGCGTGTGGGTGGTGGAGAGCGTCCGCGAGGGGCAACGGACCTTTGGGCCGCAAGGGGCGCCCCTTCGGCAGGACTTTGGCATCAGCATTCGGAGGTATGACGGTGGGCTCCGCAGTCTTCTACCTTTCTAAAGAGGGGGAAACCCTCGATGAGATCGTTTGGCGGCACTACGACGCCGGAGTCCGCGGCGCGGTTGAGATCGTGATCGAGGCGAACCGGGGTATCGCGGCGCTTGGGCCGATCTTGCCGGTTGGTACGCGGGTTCTCTTGCCGGAGATCGAGGAACCGAAAAAAGCCGAGAGCCTGCGCCTATGGGATTGATCGATTTCCGACCATTGTTTCGGGTCATCGTCGACGGCCAGGACATTAGCAACGTGCTGGCACCGCGCTTGGTCAGCCTGCGCGTTACAGATGGGGCAGGGGTGCAGTCTGATAGTGTGCAGATCACGTTGAGTGACACCGGCTATCTTGCAAAGATCCAGGAGCCCCGCGCGGGGGCTGAAATCAAGGTCTGGTTGGGCTTCCCGTTCAGCCTGTCTTACATGGGCCTATTCATCGCTGACACGGTCGAAGTCACTGGCCCGCCCGACGCCGTGACAATCACGGGCACCGCCTCCGTGAACGGGGAAACGACTAACGGCAAAACCGCTTTGACCGATCAGAAAAAGCGCAGCTGGCCCGAGGGCACCACCATCGGCGCAATGGTGGACAAGATCGCGGGTGAACATGGGTTTGGAGCCATGGTGTCGGAAAGCCTGCACGCAGAGGTCTTGCCGCACATCGATCAGATCGACGAGAGCGATATCAATCTCCTTTCGAGGATCGCGCGCGACTTTGACGCAATCGCGAAGCCCGGCAACGGGCGGCTAATCTTCACCCGACGCGGTGAGAGCGTCACGGCATCTGGGCAGCCTATGCCGGTTGTAAAAGTCCATAAAAAAGCGCTCATCGAATGGCGTTACCGAAACAGCCTGCGCGAAAGGGTCGGGCGCGTGATTGCCACGACGCAGGATCTCAAGGAAGGCAAGCCGGTCGACGTTGAGGCGGGTGCCGGCGAACCGATCTCGCGATTGAAGCGGCGATTTCCGGACAAAGCCAGTGCCCAGCGATCCGCAGACGCAGAGCTGAAACGCTTGGGTCGCGCTGGGCGCACTCTGTCGCTGACCATGCCGGGTAACCCCGATGCGGTCGCGGAGGCTAGGCTGCAAGCGAGTGGGTTTCGATCCTACATCGATGGCGAGTGGCTGATCAGCCGAGCAGTTCACAGCCTCGACAGTGGCGGATATCGCACCGCAATTACGGCTGAGCAAATTTAGGAGGCGACTCCCACTTTCACCCTTTGTTTTTGTTATGTCTGTGGGAGTTCTTTTCCCTAAATTGTTGAATCTAAATAGTTTCGATAGGGTTCAAAATCCCCCGCTGGTGACAGCGTGCCGGTTCGAGTCCGGCCTTGGGTACCATCGCAAAGCATTGCTTTCGCTTGAGAAAACCGCCGGTCGCAAGATCGGCGGTTTTTCGTTATGTCGTGCATCTCACCCGGCCTCTTTCAGTGTTTTTTCACTCGCGTTGCTCTCGTGCGCCGTTGCTCAGGACCGTGTGTTTATAACAGTTGCTCATAAATTCGGCGCTCGGCCCAAATGCCGAGGCCATTGAAAGGCGTTTCCGTTGGACTGAAAGGTGAGGCGGTTGCCGAAGCGGAAACGCGCTGCACGGACGGAATAGATGTAAAACTTGGCATGTGAGTTGGAACCGTCATAGGCTTGGGGTGCGACCCAAATCGTTTGGCTCGGTGCGCACTGCATTTATGGATTTTCAGTTTTCAGGGGGAACTCATGACCCGACAAATTCCTTTCATCGACATCCATACACATCTGTTCAATGGTCGATATCTGCCATTGCACGGGATACTGCGATCTTGGGGCGTGCCTCGTCTTACGGCGCGCGCCCTCACGGTGCTCCTTGTGCCTTTGGTTGGAAAGAGCCGCTTTGAGTACGGCCCGCAAAGTGATGACAATCAGGACGACGTCATTGCCGCCCTCGAGGAAGGATCGGTCGGGCGCATTCATCGGACAATCTTAAAGCGTCTTGAAAAGGCGATGCGCAAGTCTGCGAAAAGCAGCCTTGACGATCAAAGCCATGAGGAAAATCTGCAAGACATGATGCTGGCTCTTGAGGATCTCTACGGCCAATACGTCAATGAGAAGAACACCTTCACTCTATCATCCAACTTGTTGATTCAGAAAAGTTTTGAACCAGATAATGCGTCAGATGAGCCATCTGAACTGCTGGAGCAATTGGACGAGATATTAATGCCTGCGTTTTTGGACGCGGCGCATCATGCCGAGGGGAATGGCTACTTTGAGGGCCACGATCATGGTCATGACCCCCATAGCGCGGATGCGGATCTTGATGGGTTTGGCAACAAGGCTTTTCCAGCGCAGCAGGCCGGAACGCTCCTTAAAATGCTGATCTTCTTCCTCAGTATGTTCCTGTCAGAACGCAACAGATATCGGGCTCTGCAACGCGATTACGCGCGAAATAAACCGGCGGACGGATATGATCCTGAGCATTTGATTTCACTCCTGCCGGATATGCGGCGCGCTTATGAGCGCGTCATAGATGGGAGCCCGAAAAAGCCCTATTTCAGCGCCAGCACTCAGGTTGCCCGCACCGTGTCCCTTTCGAAGGAGACGGATGGGGTGATTATCCCATTTGGAACGGTGGACCCGTTTCGTGGTCATGGCTGGAAAACCAACGTGCGCCACGCGCAGAATCTTGGTGTCACACATTTCAAGATCTACCCGCCAATGGGATTTCGACCGATCAGCCGCTTGCACGATTCCGAAGATCCAATCTTTGCTCCAATAGAGCTCTCACCAGCGCCCGAGTATCGCGAATACGTAAAGCAGATTAAGGTCAAAAATGAACCAGAAACCGAACGCGCTATGGCCGATATCATCAGGTATTTTTCCGAAAATGACCTGGGACTTTTCACCCATTGTACGCCTTTAGGCTTTGAAGCCAGAGAGGGCTTTGGCGTGAACTGTCACCCTGCTTTCTGGGCTTCGGCGATGGAGGAGTATGCAGCGACAGACCTGCGCCTGTGCCTTGGCCACGGTGGCGGAGCGACAAATGTGGATTTCGGAGGTTGGTTGGCCGAAGAAGAAGATTGGCCAAAGACAATGGCTTATCGCGGCCTTCTCATGTGTAAGACCTACCGGAATGTCTATATGGGGCTTGGTTATTTGATCCCGCTGCTGAAATCGGCGGGGCGTGATAAGATCCTTAAACGGTTGAGATCTGTCTTGAAACAAGAAGATCCAGCTCTGCATGGTGGTCATGCGATCAAAACGAAACTTATCTTTGGAACGGATTGGTCCATGCCGCAGATGATCGGCGAGACCCGGTCTTTCCTTAATGTGTTTCTGGAGTTTTTCGAGCACCCGGACTTCCAAAACCCTGAACTGTGCCTCTCAGACGCGCCCGAGTTGATCATGTCTGGAAACGCCAAAGCCTATTTGGGCATTGATTAA